AGATAATAACCAAAAGAACGAGGCATCATTTTTGATCGCTAACTCTCTTAAGTTATTACCTAAGCCCAAGATTGTTGTCTCATACGCAGACACAGCACAAGATCACAAAGGTGTTGTTTACCAAGCTACGAACTGGTTGTACACTGGTTGTAGTAAACCTAGAACAGACATGAGGGCAGAGGGCGGTAAACATCCTAGGCATCACGCTGGAAATAAACTTGACAGAGTGTTCAGAAGTGGTAAACATAGATACGTAATGTTCATAGGGAACAAAAGAGAAAAGAAAGTGTTTAAACAGTCTCTTAATTATAAGATACAGGAGTATCCTAAATGAATCCAGAATTTGAAGAGGAGTTAATAGATTTGTTGCTAAAACATTACGGAACAAATTTTATTTATAGCAGTGACCCAGAGAGAAAAGGTCATTACATTAGACTTAATGTATGGAAGGAGGAAGAGAATGAATAGCATACCTTTGATACACAAGCAACGCTTGCTACAAAAGATTTACAGAAATGTAAAACTTGATAAGAGAGTCTTGACATACGAAAAGAAACCTATTACACTGAAACGTGTAGATATAAAAGTTTGAGGTGACGAGATGAAAGTTTATTTAGTTTTACAACATGACGGTTTTGAGTATTCCCATGTAGCGGGAGTATTCGAGAGTGAGGATTTAGCAGAAGAAGCTAGAGACCTCTATACAAAGAGTGACCAAGGACTTATGTTAAATTTTTATGTCAAAGAATTTAATGTTGAAAAAAGTCTTGACAGTCATTTTCCCTACGTATATACTACAGAAGAGTTACATTAACCAATAGGAGTTTAGACATGATTACAGAAGGCGTAGTAGCATTTAGCAATTTATCCGAGACAGAGAAATACAATGGTCAGGACACAGGTAAGTTTTCCATTGTGTTGACCCTTGAGGAAGACGAGGCTGGAAAGCTCTCGGATGCTGGTGTAAATGTTAAAGAGTACAAGAACCAACCACAGCGTAAGTTTGTGACAAAGTTCCCAGACTTCCCAGTAATGGATGCTGAGGGAGAGGTGATTGCGAAACACATACCGTATGGTTCTAAGGTACGTGTGTTGTGGGAGCCGGGCAAACCACACCCGACTCACGGTGTTGCTCCGTACTTTAAGAAGATTAAAGTGCTTGAGTTAGCCACCCATGAGGGCGCAATGGCTGAAGGTGATGAAGAGTTTTAACCCTCGTTGACTTAACTAGGAGCCTAGGGTAAAACCTAGGTTCCGCTTTTTAACAAGGAGATTATTTTGTTGCAAAAAGTTTCTAAAGTTACAGGCAAGAGTGCATGTCCTAAGTGTCGAGAGAGTGGTAACGACAGATCAGGAGATAATTTAGTTTCCTACGATGACGGACATAAATACTGTTATGCTTGTAATTACACAGTGTTTAAACAGGATGCCTTTGAGCAACCTAAAATAATTAAAACAAAACGAGGATTTGAAATGTCAGGTGTAAGTGGTGCTATAAAAGATAGACGTATATCGGAAAGCATTGTAAGAAAGTTTGGAGTTACTCTGGAGAAGAACGCAGATGGTAGTATTGATAAACATCATTATCCGTATCATGACAAAGATACAGGAGAGGCGGTAGGTACAAAAGTCCGTACAGTAGCAACTAAGAATTTCCACGCTACAGGGACACTAGAGAATACTGGATTGTTCGGACAACAAATATGGCGAGAGGGTGGTAAATTTGTCACAGTAGTTGAGGGTGAGTTAGATGCCCTAGCGGTGGCAGAGATGTTTGACGGTAAGTGGCCCGTGGTATCAATCAAGACAGGTTCCGCTGGAGCATTGAAGGACATCAAAGCTAACCTAGAGTGGCTAGAAACTTTTGAGAATGTTGTGATCTGTTTTGATATGGATGATGCTGGAAAGCAAGCAGTAGATAGCATACTACCATTGTTCTCTCACAACAAAGCAAAGGTTGTTTCTCTCCCCCTTAAGGATGCTGGAGAAATGTTACAGGCCAGTAGAGTTCAGGAGTTCGTGAGTTCATGGTGGGACGCTAAACCCTACAGACCAGTAGGAGTAGTGTCGTTCGGTGACGAGGAGTGTTGGGATGCTTTCATCAAACGTGGTACAGAGGAGATCATACCTTTACCAGATGCCTATGGGTCATTGAATGTGATGATGAATGGTGGTTTAGCCACAGGTGAGGTCACTGTGATAGGTGCTTTAACTTCAATCGGTAAAACCACAATGGTATTTAATCTCCTTTACGACATGGTGTTACAATCAAATAAAAAGATTGGTGCAGTGTTGTTAGAGTCAGACCTAGGTGAGACCATTGAGAAGATTGTATCGTTACANAGNGGTGAGAANATNAGNATAGTCCCNTCAGAAACTAGGGACAACTCTTTATACCGTGACTTCTACGATGACTTCAAAAGTAAATCTAATGTGCATATACTGAANCACCTAGGTTTCTCTGATGTTGATGCGTTGTTCTCTAAGATGAGGTGGATGGCTGTGGGTGATGACTGTGATGTTATTCTTCTTGACCCTTTACATGCAGCAGTCAGATCAAATGAGAATGGACAGATAGATGAGTTCATGGATAGATGTCTTAAGTTAGCTAAGGAGACAGGAGTATCTATTGTTATCGTGTCACACATGAGGAAGCCTAACGTCAAAGACCCACACGATGTCAACGAGTACGACATGAAGGGGTCAGGATCGATCAATCAGATAGCCTTTAACACAATCTTACTGAGTCGTGACAAGATGTCTGAGGATCAGTACACTAGAAACTCCACTAAGGTACAGCTAGTGAAGTGTCGTAGGACAGGACGCACTGGACACGCTGGATGGTTGTACTATGAGGAAGGCACAGGTCGTATGGTTGCTGGTGTGGAACCTAAAGTAAAGGCGGTAGAAGATGAGGAGTTTTGATATAAAGGGTAAAGTAAATAGATCAGAATATTTAAGAAAAAGAACTGGTTATGCTTGCGAAGTTTGCGGAGAAAAATACCCAGAAGAACTTTTAGAATTACATCATCCAGAAGGTGTGAAAAAAGAACGGAATTTTGACTCCCATACGTGGAGAAAAATAAAACAGGAAGTTATTGACGAAGCAGATAAATGTGTTATACTGTGTAGTAACTGTCACAAGCTTGAGCATATAGCGTTAAGGAAGGGTGAGACTTTAATCAATGACAAAGAAGCTTATTCTAGATATAGAAACCACCGCTTTTCCAGTTACAAAGGTTTGGATGATCGGGACGAAAGACATACAAACGGGGACGAAGAAGAATTTCCTTGCGCCCCTATCTGAAATAAAACAAATACAGGAGTACATTGATGGATTTGATATTATTATTGGTCACAATATTCTTGGGTTCGACTCCCCTATTGTAGAGAAGTTTTTAGGCGTAACGTTTAAACAGCATGAGATTATAGATACATTGACTTTATCTAGACTTTATAACCCACAGCTAGAGGATGGACATTCTCTCAAAGCTTGGGGAGAAAGACTTAAGTTTCCTAAGGGAGACCATGATGATTGGACTAAGCTAACACCTGAGATGATTAAGTACTGTGAACAAGATTGTGATGTAACTCATAAAGTTTATGATTTACTTACTGAAAGACTTGAGAAGTTTGGTGATACGAGTGTAACTCTGGAACATGAAGTACAAAAAGTTATCGCTAAACAGACCGAGAATGGTTGGTTACTAGATCAGAGAAAGTGTGTTGATTTACTAGCCAGATTGAAACAAAGAAAGATGGAGATAGAAGATGAAGTACACGAAAAGTTTAAGCCGTTACCTGTTTTTGTTAAAGAGATCACGCCTAAGTACAATAAAGATGGCAGACTCAGCACTGTGGGTCTTAAGTTTCTTAGTGATTGCGACAGGGGCTTTGTATCTGGTTCATTTAGTAGAATAGATTGGCCCGAGTTTAACCTAGGTTCTAGGCAACAGATCGGAAGATACTTACAGTTTTTCGGATGGAAGCCTGAGACATACACTGAGAAGGGAAACGTAATTGTCGATGAAGCAGTCCTTAGTAAAGTCAAGAAGATACCTGAAGCTTCTCTTATCGCTGAGTACTTACTGGTACAGAAGCGTATGGCACAGATAGATTCATGGCTAGAAGGAGTAGAAGAGGACGGAAGAGTTCATGGTTACGTTAACCCTATCGGTGCTGTAACGGGACGTATGACACACAGCAGTCCCAATATGGCTCAGGTTCCAGCGAGTTACTCACCTTACGGTGGCGAGTGTCGGAGTTGTTGGGTAGTTCCTAAAGGTTACAAGTTAGTAGGTGTTGATGCTTCAGGATTAGAGTTGAGGATGTTGGCACATTACATGGACGATAAGGAGTATACCCATGAAGTTATTAATGGAGACATACACACAGTTAATCAAAACTCAGCAGGACTTACAACAAGAGACAACGCAAAGACTTTTATCTATGCTTTCCTATATGGAGCAGGGGACGCTAAAATCGGAAGTGTTGTTGGAGGCAATAGCAGAGATGGGGCAAAGCTCAAGAAAAAATTTCTCGACAACACTCCGTCTCTTAGAGACCTTAGAGAAAGAGTTGAGCGTAGTTCCCAAAGAGGATACCTCAAAGGACTTGACGGAAGAAAGCTAATCATAAGATCAGCACACGCTAGTTTAAACACTCTCTTACAATCCGCTGGTGCAATTATTATGAAAAAAGCCTTGACACTGTTAAATGAGTATGCGATACTACATAGTATAGACTATAAATTCGTAGGTAATATTCACGATGAATTTCAAGCGGAAGTTCGGGAAGATCAAGTAGATAATTTTGGATGGTTAGCTGTAGAGTGTATTAAGTCAGCGGGTCTAAAGTTTAACTTAAGATGTCCCTTAGATGGGGAATATAAAATCGGAAACAACTGGGCTGAAACCCACTAGGAGATGACATGAGTAAAACATTAGACACACTAGTAGAAGACATCTATACGTTGATGAAGAATAAAAACACAGCTAAAGGTGTTGACCCTGAAGCAGAGATAGAGAAGTTCGGGGAGTCACTTAAGGACCTAATGAAGAAAGAGTTCCTACCTTCTAATCACCGTTATGATGGACGTAAGCTAAGGCTGTCTGCTATAGGCAAACCAGACTTACAACAATGGTACTCAGTGAACAACTACACTGGAGAGAAACTACAACCACACACCTTAATCAAGTTTATGTATGGTCATTTGATTGAAGAGTTTCTTCTCATGCTTGTTCGTATGACGGGACATGAGGTTACCGATGAACAGAAAGAAGTGTCAGTAGGTGGTGTTAAAGGACACATGGACTGTAAGATAGATGGTACTGTGGTTGACGTTAAGTCTACAACTGCTTTTGGTATGAAGAAATTTAAGGACGGAACTTTAGCAATGAGTGATGACTTCGGTTATGTAGATCAGATCAAAGCATATGCTCATGCAGAAGGTGACCGTAAGTGGGCGTGGTTGGCTATGGATAAACAGAATGGTACTCTGGCGGTGCTTGAGTATGACTTAGATGATACTAAACATCCCATGTATAAGTACTACTCAGGTGACATTGAGGAGCGTGTGTCACATGTAAAAAAGTCCGTAGAGCAGGAAGACCGTCCTGCGCCATGCTCTTCTCCAGTACCCGATGGGCGTTCTGGAAATGTAAAACTATCTACTATGTGTTCTTACTGTCAGTACAAGGCACATTGCTACCCAAGCTTAAGAGCCTTTTCTTATTCTACTGGTCCAAGGTTTTTGACCCAAGTAAATAATAAGCCACAGGTTCCTGAGATTAACCTTAACAAACAATAGGAGATACTAATGGCTAAAGAGTTTAAAGTTATCAACACCCCACGACATGATCGTTTTGAAGAAGCAATAACAAAACTTCTTAATGATGGTTGGGAACTACACGGAAGTCCTTTTGTTTCTCAGACAGGAGGGATGACACAGGCTTTACTAAGGGAAGCTAAGGCATCGTTTAAACAACCTGCTAAGGCTAAAGCTAAGACTAATGAAGTATCGTAACAAGTTTGAAGCTCAAATTGCAGAGGTCTTAGGTGACCTCTGTAGTTACGAATCAAAACAAATACCTTACATAGTTAATAGAATGTATATCCCTGATTTCATAGGGATGAGAGGTAAGTTTGAGATTTTAGTTGAAGCTAAAGGTTACTTTAGAGTTGGAGACATCCAGAAGTATAAAGCAATTAGGGATAGTCTGCCAAAGAAAAAGCAACTGGTGTTTTTATTATACAACCCATATAAAAAAGTAAGGAAGGGAAGTAAGATGAACATGGCAGAATGGTGTGACAAAGAAAACATGAAGTGGTACACTCTGGAGAATATCAAAGATGCCTTTACCAACTAAACAATTCTTNAACAGAGTATCTAACTTAGCNGAACCTTCCTACTTGTGTGAGGTTCTTAATATAACTTCCGAAGATTTGATAGAGAGATTCGGAGATTTAATAGAACACAACATTGAAGACCTCAGAGAAGTTTTTGACGTTGACTTAGAGATTGAGGAGTAATAACATGGCTGACTATCCTGAAGACATGATGACTATGATGATGCCTGACATTCTTGTAGTTCGTATGGAGCAAGTACGTAAGCTCATTAAGGACCTAAAGGATGCTGATGACGTATGCGCTCCTTTACTTATAGACGCTATTGACATTCTTTTACAAAGTTGTGAGGTTAAGGAAAAGCCTAAGATAACTCATGAGGGTTATGACAACATAACTCCTTTGAATTAGGAGAGTAACATGAAGACATTATTTTTGATAATTATAATGGTGTATCACGATGGTAGTTTAGGGTACGACATACAGCAAAACCATGTTGACTTGGATATAGAAAGATGTCGTAAAGTGGTAGCACCTCAATTTGTATATAAATATCTCAACAGTGGTAAAGTAGTTGACATCACTACCAAGTGTGTTATAATGATTAAACCAGTTGAGAAAAAAGATAAAGAGGAGAACAGTGTTGAGCAACCAAGTGTCTGAAGAAAAGTTTTTCCCTGATGGCAACAACGATCCAGTAAACAGTCCTTCACATTATAACATGCTGGACGTTGAAGCTATTGACCTGATAGAGATGTCCATGACTAGGGATGATTTCTTAGGGTATCTTAAGGGAAACGCAATGAAGTACATAATCAGGTACAAACACAAAGGTAAACCTGATCAAGACATAAGCAAAGCAATTTGGTATTTAGAGAAGTTAAAGGGGAAAGTTAAAGATGGAGAGTGAAATGCACTACGGTATGACATTACCAATCTCAGAAGAGATAGACACAGTTAAGTACAGGCAGACAGGCGAGGACTTCTACAGTAAAGTAGTACGTATAGCTGAGTCCCTTAAGGATAGCCCTGATCACTTTGAGAACTTCAAGGATGCACTTAGGCATCTTAGGTTTCTACCTGCTGGTAGGGTACAGAACGCTATGGGTGCTGCAAGACAGACCACAGCTTACAACTGCTTTGTAAGTGGTGTTATAGACGACAGTATGGACTCTATCATGGGCAGAGCCACAGAGGCTGCAGAGACTATGCGTAGAGGTGGTGGTATAGGCTATGACTTCAGTAGGCTACGTCCCAGAGGAGACAGGATCAAGTCTCTGGACTCTAGGGCATCAGGTGCAGTAAGCTTTATGCAGATTTATGATTCTGTCTGTCAGACCATAGCCTCTAGTGGGCATCGTAGAGGCGCACAGATGGGTGTCTTACGTATAGACCATCCAGACATTGAGCAGTTCATCACAGCTAAGAATAACGGTACAGCATTAACTGGTTTTAATATATCAGTAGGTGTGACTGATGAGTTCATGAGATGCCTAGAAAAGAAAGAACCATTCCCTCTACGGTTTGACGGTAGGGTGCATGAAGAGGTAGACCCTGTAGCACTGTGGGACATGGTTATGCGTAGCACATGGGATTGGGCAGAGCCGGGAGTGTTGTTTATAGATACCA